TAATGAGTTTTTTCAGTGAACACAATTGCGATCGACCGGACGCGGTCATTAAGAAGGTTACATTTCAAACGCCGCCAGATCAGACCGCCGACGCACCAAATGAGGGCGGTCAAGGCAGCCAGGTGGCCGCGCAGGTCGCCTCAACTCCGCAAGTGGTTGTCGAGGGCGGCACGCAGCCGCCTGACGCGCCAGCATCTGGACCGACGTTCGTTTTCGACGCGGTTCCCGCGGGGTGCTACAGCGATAAGGCGGCGTGTACAGCAGCCGGCACACATTCAAAAGCCATCGAAACGTATCAATCACTACCTTTCAGTGAACGCCTCAAGGTGGATCCGGAGATCCGTGACCAGATCCTCGCGGCGATCGACGCACAGCAGAAACGCAAAGGAAGCGGTCTGGACATGGCGGAGGTAGCTAGGTTAAGATACTCGTTTGGCGAGAAGGTGCTCGGCTATTGCCTCGGCAGCCCACACCTGCTAGAGCTGTACGACAAGTTAGAAAAACAGCGGAACCCGTACACAGTCGTCTCTTTCGCGAACAGGGAGATTAAGGCAAACAAGCAGCTGAAACGAGCGTTGCGCGACGAGGCACGTGCACTGAAAGAGGCACGCCTGATGAGCGATGAAGAGGCGATCAAGTACTGCGGTGTGCAGTATCAGGGTCGAGCGCTCTTACCGGCCATAAAGTCTAAGCTGCACATCGCCGACGGCATGTCGGCAAAGAATGAGATGGCAGCCGCTTGTGGACGACATTTCAGCCGGGTGGACTCGAGCCCGTTGTCGCCAGTGCGCCGTGCCAGGATTCAGCACGTTTCGAAACAGTTTGCCGCATGGATCTGCCGCAACACCGGAGGGTGTGACATCGGCTCATTGCAAGGTCAGCTTCCAAAAAGCTGGACCGACGAGCGCATCCGGAACGCGTTGACCAAGGCTGCGGACGTGGGGTACATGGCGAAAACCACTACTGGAAAGTTTTTCGTCAAAAACAACGAGGCATTGCAGAAGATCAAACCCCGCGGCATATCGAGCGTAGACGACCACATCGTCATTGGACACGCATGTTTCCTGCTGCAAGTGGAAGAGGCCATGTCGCGCAAGAACGTTGCTGAGACTTCTGGTAAGTTCACGGACTACTTCCTGAAGCGCACCATCAAGAAGGCAACTAACGCACAGCTCTCGGCACGTTTCGCTGACCACGTGACGCGTATCGCTGAGCACACTGCGAAGCGCAGGGGCGTCGATGAGCCCGAGGAAGCCGACATGCCGCTGAGTCAGTCGATTGATTTCGGTCAGTGGGATGCACGCGTCCGCCAACATCTTCGCGAGTGCGAGGCAATCCTCTACCAAGAGCTGTTCTGGTGTTTGGAGAAGAGGACGGACAGTGAGCACACGGCACTTTTCCACCGCATGGCCGAAAGGCTGTGCCTTCAGGGGAATTTCATCGTGCTCGGCACGTCAGACTTCGGGCGCCAGAGCGGAGATCGCGGAACTTCCACGCTGAACGCTGTAATAAACCTTATTCTCGACTTCGTGTTGGAGTGGGAGTTTCTTGCCGTGTCGAAAGATCAAGCGACACGAGACAAATTCTCCAAAACACCCGGTGATGAAGGTGGGTGGACACTCGAGGACCGAATGGAGAAGAGGGAAAACGACAGCGAGTGGGACTTCATGCAAGAAGGCGATGACAATTCGAGGTTCGTCGCCTCCGACTTCCTCAGGAAGCACGTCGCTAGACCGCAAGACAGCGACGTCGCCGCACGGAAGTATTTCCACAACTGCTGCCTTGCGTTCTACACCTCGCTCGGCATGGTGTGGGAGCCGGCCACGACCGGCGGAGGCATTGCAAAAGATGGGATGGAGAGCATGCTCCCGGCACACATCCGAATGGAATTTTGCAGCAGGCACCAGGTGCTGCTGCCAAGCAGATTCGGCATCATGGGGATGAAATGTGTCTCTTTCCCAAAACTAGAGAAAGCGCTGACGAGCGCTAGCATCTCGTTCTCAAAAATGTCCCTCAGACCGGTCGCCATGTCCACTTTTGGCGCATTGGCAGCGTCCGCATGTAACCACCCGTTACTACATGCGTTCGCGCTGGCGGCACGACACTTTTACGCCAGGTACTACGAGGACGAGAACGAAGTGAAAAAGCCAGACGAATTCTTAGCCCTTTCTTGGGCAGCCGGCAACCTCAAAGCGGATGCGGATCGCGAAGGGATGTTAGTGGAAG